AAGCTTAATAATTTTTTCTAATAACTTTGATTGCTTTTGCAGCTCGGCAGTAAAATCTCTACCGAGCTGCAATGTTTTTTCTTGTGCTTTTGATGATTTAGGCGTAGTTATCGCTGATTCAGTTTGTGTGCTTGTGCCACTTTTTAAATCAACGTTAATTGTTGCCATTTAGATTTACTTATTTCTTGTTTGTTCCCACTCACGCCACATCAACATAATTTCACTTGTGGGATGTTTTTCTTGCAAACGATCAATTAAATTCGGAGATACAAAACTGCTTAATTCTCGTATATTTCTGATATTAAAAATTACATCTTCTGAAGCACCACGTATACGTGCATAATCTAATTCCGCAAACAATTGTTGCTTTAATGGCTTTAAACGCATTAATATACTTGATGGTGAAACTGCTTCTCTAATTATTGCTTTTAATTTTCTATTGTTCATAAATTGAATACCAATCACACTTTGTAGTGTTAAACCATTCTTCTTGTGCCAATTCTAAAATTTCATCATCAGAATATAAATCTTTTAATTTTGCCCACAATGATTTAGGCGTTATTTCTTCAATAGTGAATAAACTATCTGACCAATCATTAGGATTATAGCCTGACTCAGTAGCTTTATCTAAGTGACGAAAAAATTCTTGTTTTACATTTTGATTATCACTAACTGCTTCTTTGATAAGTCTTGTTAACTGTCTAACTGTAATTTTCATACTGCTGGGCTTCCCTCCCATTCAACATACATCGACATAATTTCTTCGTCTGAATATTCTGACATTAGTTGATCCATTAAATCAGAAGATATATATTCGCTTAATATATCGACATCTCCAATATATAATTCTTCATCTTCGGTTGCAACAGCATCTCTTGCTGCTGATAACTCTTGAAAGAATCGTTGTTTCAATGCATTGTTATCTGCATCTTCGATTGCTTCTTTGATTAAAGACTTTAATTGTTTAATTGTCATTTTCATATTAATTAATTTCCTGTCCACTTAGCATGTATAGACACGATTTCATTATCTGAATATTTTGTTTCCAAATATTTCATAATTTTTGTTTTTTTTCTATGTAAATTAACAATTCTTGTTATGGTTGCACGAACAACTTCGATAAATTCAATATCATCAGCAACGTCTTTTGGACTAACAAGAACCCTTGCCGGGTTATCGTTACCCATTCCTAATCCTATTGCGTGACGACTTGTTTGAACCTTTTGAGGATCTCTTAAAACTCGAAGATATCGTGTTGGAACTGTTATTTTATATTTTTCATTAGTTTCTGGATCTAATAAAGCAATCGTTCCATTCTCTGCTTCTCGAGAAGTTGTTACAATTTCTAATCCGAGTTTGGGATCATAAAATTGTTGATCAAATTGTTCATCATGAACTGCTTCTTTGATCAAAGATCTTAATTGTCTAACTGTAATTTTCATATTATTTATCTTTTCATGGAAAGTAATTTTTGTTTTAAATCGTCAGTTACGTAAACATCGTTATTTATAGCAATATTTTGTAATTCAATAAATATTTTATTAATTTCACTTTTGCTAAACACTGATTTAAGCTTAGTTTGATCATCACGATTGAAAAAATTATTTAAAATAAATTCTCCATCTTTTGTTAATAACTCTAAATCATTGCTACTTAAGTTATTAAAATTAATATCTAAAAATAATCGCCAATATTTTGTAGTAATGATATCTTTAAATTCATTTCTATCTATTAATTTTTGTTTATGTTTTTTTCTTATTGATAATGTTTTTCTACGATCAGCAACAGATTTTGCAATATGTTTATAAGCAGTTTCAATAAAATTTGGCATATCATAAACATTATCTACGTCAAGAATCACAATTGTTTGTTGGGTATATCTACCCAACACGTTCATACATTCCCAATCAGGCTTACATAAATCAACACGTCTAATATCTTTGAAAATACGATATTTATCATCAGTTTCTGGATCTAATAAAAAAATTCGTTTGCGTTTCATATCTTGTGCTGTTGATATATTTTTTAAACCTAACGATTGATTACGTATCTCTACAGCGTTATTATACGTTGTTGAAACTTCAACTGCTTCTTTAATTAAAGATCTTAACTGTCTAATCGTTATTCTCATATTATTTTAATCTCTCACTTATTATAACGGCCAACGTTGACCAAACGTTTCTTCAAATTCTTTTGCTGATCTTGTTTTATCTGCAAGCAATTTCATTACACTATCAATAGTTGCACCCGGTTTTGCCAATTCAACTTGAAATCGTTTAGAAGACGCCATTGCTTGCGCAAGTGCCAAAGCTTCGAGTTTGCTTGCGCGGATTCTTAATGAAATTGCTTTGCCTGCAATCCAAGCAGCAATTGAAGCAAACAAAACTTTTCCCATGCCGTTGACGTGTAATTCGTTTAATATCATATATTTTATATATATTATTGGCGTTAACTTGTATGTCGTAATTTTGCTGGGACTATTGATCTTTGTTTGCCCATTAAACTTCTTATTTCTGGATCATTTGCTTGCATACTTCTTGATATTGTTTGTGAATTATTATCAGAACGTTCTTTATTGATTCTTTCAACAAACCAACGCCTATATGCAACTGGAATTGACATTGCATCACTGTATGTAAAACCCAAATGATGCATCAAGATAAACGTTGGTTCTAATTGAAGTGCTTCTTTATCGTTTGGCGTTAGGCCAAAGAAAAGATATCCCAAGCGGGATATTCACCTCTTCTGTATGATCACAATGTTGACAAGTTGATTCTTGCTTTGTGATAATATCAGGTTGATGCTTTGCAATATGCTGTCTTAACGCTAGAGAATCTCTTGCAAGCATGTTTCTAATTTCATGACCAATTTTTTGTTTGTCTTCAATTCCGCCAATTGAAATGATTGAATCAAATAAACTGTTTGTGATCACGTTATCGTTTAATAAACCTGCTTTTTTTCTTGCAATTGAAGTTTTATTTGCTTGCTCTTCTGATTTGCCTGTTAAAAATCGAAAGATCACAGTTTTTTGAGATGCAGGCAAAATAAATTCAAATTTGTTTTCAAATGGAACAATTGGCGTTAAATCTAGAAAATTGATTTTAACATTTGATAAGTCAAATTTGCGATCTGATTTTTGTTCACATTCGCTGCATTCAACTGACGCTTGATATTCTGGTCCATAACCAGTGATTCGAATTGAAAATAACAAAGAATTTCTATCGCCAGAAATCATTTCAAGCGGATCAATTGATTTGTCAATTAAACAAGATTTGATAAGTTCTGTGATGGCTCCACCAGACTTAAGCAATGCCGGCGACATCAAGATATCTTCTTCCCTTGCTGTCATGGCTCGAATGCCCACAGATTCAACACCGTGCAACGGAGAAGACTCTGGGTATAGTAACCCCTTAGAAGGCAGCGGGATGAGCTCGTACGGTATCTCGTCACTCTTGTTATTATTATTTAATTGTTGAGAATTGTTGTGTGTAAAAACTGAATTTGAATTGCGAGGTTGAGTTGTGTTCATATTTCTATAATATTAATGAGCAAAGCATAATATTATAGAAATATGTTTTTAATTTTGATTAGTTAATTACGACGAGGCTTATTTTTCCAATAATTGTTATGTCTGTCTACGTGCTGTTCAAACTCTGGCGTTTTATATGATGTACCTTTAAAACTAGACATTTCAAGTTCTTGTTCTTCTGGTGTTAGAGCACGATGATTAGCATAAAATCTATTTGTTTGTGCGCTTAAATTATCAGCATCTTTTTTTCTTGTTGGCAAAGACGCTCTACGTTTATTCACATATTGTGTAATACGTTCATAAGCATATTCAACAAATTCTGCATCATCAGCAACATCTTTTGGACTAACCATTAGAATTGGTTGCTGATCATTATAACGAGATTTTGTGCCTGGGCGCGAGCCAGCCATAACTTCCCATTCTGTCTTATACAATCTAACATATCGGCTACCGCGCGTAATCTTATATTTGTCGCCAGTTTCAGGATCTAACAAAGCAATTGTTCCGTTTGCTGCTTCTCTAGAAGATGTTACTTCTTCTAAACCAAGCGTTGGATCATATAAGCGTTCGCCAGAAGCATCTTCAACTGCTTCACGAATCAAGGTTCTTAACTGCCTAACTGTTATTCTCATGTGTTTGTCTTTCTATTGTGATAAACTATTATTATCTAAATAAACTACAACTTCAAATATTGCTTTACAAAAACGATAATTTAATCAATTTATCTTTCTAATGTTTTATCTATATTCACTATTGTCTAAATAATCTACAGCTTCAAGTATTGCTTTACATAATAACACAAATCCTTCAAGATTTTGAGAAATTGTATTTGATGCCTCTTCAGATTCAATAACGTCACCAAGCGCTGAATATAAATAATGAGTAAAATGATTTGCTGAACTCATACTTGGCAATATTTGTTTCAACGTTTTTAAATCTCGCGCAATCATTTGCAATGCTGTTGCATCAGTTGTTCTAATTTTAGCTATTTTGTTAATGTGTTTTAACGCACTTGAATATTGTCCTGATTGACAAACCATTGATGCTGGTTCAAATATTGTTTCTAAACCAGCGACACCATCATAATTCATAAACTCATCAATATAACGAGTATTTGTCATAGACTCATATATTCTTGTGTAATCAGTTTTATCTTCAATTGCTTCTCGAATCAATCTTTTTAACTGTCTAACAGTTATTTTCATATTATTTATTTTTTTCTATCAATATTGCAATATTGCTTGATCAAATCTTAATGTACAAGAAATTTCAACTGGCGAACCATCTTCATATGTTAATTCACCAAAATTAATTTCTGTTGGAAATACACCAACAAGATCCCATAATTCAACCACGTTACCAACTGGATCTAAGATTTTCAATTGCAAGTTTCTTTTGTAGAAATCGGCATATCCAGATCTACCAGAGACGTTTTCATAAATTAAACGCAACCATTCTGTCATTTGCTGTGCACCAGATGGCGCAATTGGATCATGCATTGTAACGGACATCGGATTCCATTTTGTTTTGCCAGCAAGATATCTTGTAGCATTGATCCACGAAATTTCAACATCTTCAGTTGTTGCTGTTGGTCTTGCACCTGTTTTAATTAAAAAAGCATCGATGCCTTCAATTGCAATTAAAAATCTGTTATGTCGTTTTGGTTCAAACTGATTTGGTAACATTGAAGTTACATCTAATGTTTCTACAGCCATTTAATATTCTCCAGAAATATATATTTATTCAATTCTTAAAAATGCATTAACTTGTTAAAAAATCATAAACCAATTGTTCAATTCTAGATTCTAAAGCAGTTCCGTCTGGAATCCAAGGCGCAGACTCTATTTCATCATTTAAATACGTTGTATGTAAATTCATACGACCTGATTCTCTTGTTGGATGTGCATATTTAGCTTCTACAACAGTGATTGGATCTTCTGAAAATTCATAATCATAAAATTGAAATTCAAGCGTATATTCGTCTGGTATTTTAATAGACACACGTTTAGTATCGTTTTCTAATTCCATAAAGTGTTTACTATAATCTACAATGAAATTTTCAAACTTTGTTGTTTTAAAATTAGATAATAACGATATTGGATTATTGTATTCAGCAGTGATACTTTCATTATCACCAATTGCTTCACAAATTAATCTTTTTAATTGACGTAAACTTATTTTCATATTTTTTCCTTATGTTAATGTTCTTAATAAATAACTAATATGACCTATAAGTTCATAATGTTGAGTTGGGCCATTTGGTAAATCAATACCTCGCCGCAGTTTTTTCTGATAAAACTTTGTTGTTAAATTTATGTGCCAAAAATGTTCAGGATCAATAAATTTAACTTCAAAAATCAAAATTGGATCTTCTGAAAGTTCATAATAATAAAACGTAAATTCAATTGTTGTATTATCTAATAATGTTATAGAAACTTGTTTGTCATCATTTTCTAATACAATATAATGATCACCAGAGTCTACAATAAAATTTTGAAATGTTGATGATTTAAATCTATTGAATAAATCAAGAATTCCAGGAAAGTTAATGGTTAAATTTTCGTTGTCGCCGATTGCTTCTTTGATAAGTCTTTTTAATTGTCTTATATTCATATAGCGATTCCTAGATTCGCAACTTACCATGTTTCCATATGTTGATATAGATAACTGATGTGATCTTTTTTTGCGAAGCTTTTTATATATTTTTCTGCCTAGATTATCTATCTTTAAATTTGTATCTATAACGTTATCACCTAAATCTAAAAATTCTTTCATTTAATATTTTCTTTTATGTCTATAAATAGATAATTCAGATATAGCATACTCAACAAGATTTTGAATTGTTGGCGTTATTTCACGAACAATTATTTGCGTTGTTTTTCTAACGATATCAGCATTTGCTTTATTAAGAGAATCAATGATATCTGGATTTTTAGATAATGCAAAAACAATTGCTGACTTAAATTGTGGATTTGATAATTTCTTGATGAAATAACTTGACATTGTCATTGCAAATGATTCATCAACTTTATTTGTGATTGCACCAAATATTAATCGTTTTAATTTTGTGAAATTATCCATGATCTTTATCTTTTGTTAATAAAGTTAATAAGTTTATAATCTGCTCTGTTAAAATTATAAACTTTCCTGTTGATGTAGCACTTGAAATAATCTTTGCAATATTATATAATTGATCAATTTGTTCTTGTGATAGTGATCCAATATTTTCTAAAATATCTTCTATGCTATCAATAACATAATTGCGTTTATCAACAATAAACGAAATATTTTTTAATATCTCTATTTTTAATTCAATCAATATTTCGTTTATTGTTTTCATTAATCGTGATATCTCTTTAGCGTTATATCTTTATACATGTTATTGTCGCTTCTTATACGAGCAAGTTCATGTTCTCGTTTTTGTTCTTCTGCGTCTGATAATTTAATAACTCTTGTATATCTTGACGGATTATTACGAAGACTTGCGGCATCTTCAGCACTGTGTTTATTTGGAAAAATTCGTGTATCAGGATCATCAAATCTTTTTGTTGGTTTGCAACCGCGATTTGCAAAATAATATTTCATTCCAGTTGTTGATCTACACCACTGTACAATATATCTCGTATCTTCTTTTGATTCAACAAGTTTATTAACAAGCAGTTCTTCTTGTAGAATTTGTTTAAATCTTAGAATATTCATTTAATTATTTTGACGCCATTGCTATTTTTGATAAATCTGAAGATGATACTTTAACAACTTTTGTCGTTGTTGACTCTCTGCTTTGTTCATAATTTTCAGCAGCTTTTTCGGCGCTTTCTCTATCAGGAAAGATTTTAGTATTTACATCAGAAATCTTTGTTGTGTTATTATGACCCGTTTTTGGCAAATAAAATTTCTGTGCTCCAGATCCTTGATAATGTTGAACAGCATATTTTGCATTTGGATCTTTTGCTTCAACAAGTCTTGCGATTTGCAATTCTTCTTTTAATATTTCTTTAAATCTACGTGTATTCATTTTATGATTTTTCTTTCTCAATTTGCAAATGTGTTGGCATATGTATAGACACAACGTCGATATTTGAAGAACTTGACAAAGTGCTTTCAACATCTTCAAGCGTCAATCTTTTAACATGCATAATTTTATTGTGTTTATCACGTGAAACAATCACAGGCAGTTTCACAATAATTTCTACGTCTGTCAAAACAGTTGATTCAGTTAATTCTTCGTTGTGCATTTTATCTTCTGAACACATTTATAATTTAACCTTTTAATCCACCATTTGTCACTGTAAAATCAATTGAAACAAATTCAATTGAATTAACAGGCGCCAGCAATAGTTTTCCACGAACTGTATTGTTTTCAATATCTGCTTGTGTCGTTGTTGAACTATCAACAATTAATCTATAACCGTTTAAGCCACGTTCATTTTGAATACGCTGCAATTGAGGATTAACCTTGCTTGTAAACGATGCTAAAGTTGATTCTCTATTTGGCTCGAATAAAATAGACATAACAGCTTTTCTAACAATTCTTCTAACTGCTATTAATAATCTACGCACATTAACTCGATCAAATGCGCTGTTAACACGTTGCAATAAAGTTTTTTGACCCCAAACGACAGCGCCAGATCTTAATGCAATTCCACCACGTTCTGGACTTGGAAAAGAGATAATTGGATTCAGTGATGAATCGTATAACAAATCAATTTGTTCTTGTGATAAAATTACTGATGGTTCAACGCCATCAACAATTGCACCTCTAGTTTTTCCAGCAGGTGCTAACCAAGGCTTACCAATTGCATCGTTTAATGACATAGCAGATAATGCAGCAACTGTCCCTGGTGCAACTATGTTAGTTTTTGTTGTAGGATCTAACATGATGATATCTGGGAAATATGCAGCAGCAAAACTAGAATCTAATCCACGATTTGTAAATTCTTGCGATGTATATGTTGGTGAAGCCGCTGATTTATTATTTGAATTAATAATTGTATCAGTTGCATCATATAGAATCGGATCCATTAAATACATTGCATCGACTCTATTTTCAACAGCATTAATTGCAGTATCAGTAACAATAGGTTGTCTGATTCCAGGAATTGTTAATAATTGAATATCTGTTTCTGTTTCATCACCCATTATCTTAATTGCAGATGTATATGCTTTTGCTGCAGGACCATTTATGTTTCCACGTCTTGTTGATAAAACATCAGCAGCGACTGCGTTGTCATTAATTTGAGCTTCATCTTTATCAAAGATATTAACGCCGTCGAATCCGCCTTGCATGATTGTAACAAATTTAATAAAACGTCTATTTGCATTTGTTAAATCAGTTGGCAATAATGCTCTTGTTTTTGCACTTGCGTTTGTTGGAATAACACCGTTTCTAACGTAAGCAGAACTTGCCCACATATCAGGATCAGCAAGTGTATTTGAACCTGTGACAACTTTAATATTGCTTAATGTAAATACGTTATTGCAAAATCTATCTGCATCAATGATTCCGTTTGCTGCTGTGTCTAAATCACCAACAGTTTCAGAACCAACAGCAAAATTAACGTTTGCAGTCATGTGCGTTGGATAGTGCAATGCATATGCATCAACAGTTTTATTATGCAATAACGATGAATTCATATTTGAGATATCGTTGACATGTTCAAAATGAATTCCCCAATATAGAGTTGCGTCTGCTTGTGCTCTTGATCCAGAGCCAATATTAATGCTTTTTCTAAATGGCAATGGCGGTTCAATTGTTCGTTTTGTTGCATTAACAATATTGAACTGCGAAGTTGCAACACTTTGTAGTGGCGCAGACCCAGATGTAACAACGTGCTGAACGCCTCTAAATCCAAACGGAACAGCAGTTGAATCTAAAGTCATGTCGTCAACGGCGGATGAAACTTCAACTCTGATAACATTTGAAATATTTGGATATGAACCGTCTACAATTAATCTTTGATCTAAAACTGCAGCATCAAAATTGTAAAACTTGTGTTGATCACCAATAATTTTTGAAATGTATCTATTTGAAGTTGGATCTAAATTAACACCACGAAATTGTTCAATGATAAATGGTTCAGAATCAAAGTCGTTCCATTGTCTAACAACAACATCAAAAGAACAATATTGATTTGATAAATCATTTGATAAAACAATATTCTCAATTGCAATTTTATATTTTGAAGATTGATTTACACCAGCATGCAATGAAACAAATCTAAATAAATCAACATAATTTCCGCCAAGTTTTTGTGATATAATCCATGGCGTACTTGCTGAAGAAAATCTATCTTCCCAGTTTTCATAATTTGGTGAAGTTGCATTTCCGGCATTATAATTGCTTGAACCAGTTAATAAAAATGCACTTGCTTCTGCACCAGTTTTTGCTGTTAATGGCGAACCTGCACCAGATGTTGTATATAAAATACCAGAACCAGTGACGACGGCAAGCGAAGAATTAATATCCCAATGAGAATATAAATAGTGACCTGCTTCTTGTAGCTTTAACGGATCTTTATTAAAAACATTTGCAAAATAATTTGGTGCAACAGTATCAAATGACGCAGTTATAACGTTTGGATATAAAGCGTCATTTCCTTTGTGCCCGTTTAATAACAAAACAAACTCTTGCTTTGGTGTTGAGCCGTCCAATAACACAACAGACCCCACAGCGCTTCCAGTTGCTGTCGAAGTGGCTGCGATGTAATCATGCAATGGAGCCCCATTGTTTCCCTCAGCTGACGACGAGAGGCGCGGGATCACACCTGATGCAGCCATTAAAATTCCACGCAAAACTGGAAGTGATGAATTTGCACCTGGAGTGATTGAATTTGTGCCTTGTAGACCTGCGTCACTAAAATAAGTTGACCCAGCAGATTCAGACATAAAACAACCAATGAAACAAACTCGACCGCCTTGACCGTTTGCATTTGCATATGGATTTGCGTTTAATTCGCCACTTGATCCGCTTGGTTGATCTTCGCCAACAACAAATCCAGCGCCTACAACTCGCCCAGGATGTGTTGAAATATCTCGTTGCAATCCTGTTCCAATGCCTAAAACGCGAATATACGTCAATGCTCCAGCATTCTTTAACCATTGATATCCAGCAAGCGGTCCAGATTTAATTCCATCAGTTTTGCCAAACACATTAAAGAATTGCGTGTTATTTGCAACAGTAACAGGCACAAACGCTGGTCCTGCTAAAGACGTACCAATTACACCAGCAGGAACACCGACTGGTCCACCTGGTTGTCTTCCAGTTGTATCAATTTCACGTGTTTTAACACTAGGACCACCAAATTTTAATTGACTCATGTATACACTTTCTTATTCTAATTATTTAACAAATTACCAATCATCATATGAATTGCTTGAGTTATAATGTTCTTTCGAAATTTCATTTGTTAAACCGTAATCTAATAACACGACTCTTTGATCAGGAGTAACGCCATAATGCATTATTTCTGTAATATCAGGCGTATACATTTTTTTGTCGAGAGCTAATTTATAAATATCACATAGAAATTTATTATAATCGCAAAGTTTTGTATGATTTTTTTTATTGGCAAACATTTCATATAAAGCATCTATTGGATCACCTTTATAATTAATTAATCTTGCCATTTCTTCTTCAGATTCAACTGCTCTTACCAATTCAGAAACAATCCAAAGTTTATCTTTAGAATCAAAATCAATTACGTTTGCAAACAGATGTCTATATTTTGAATTTGATAACTCAATCTCTGAAGCGTTTTGAGCAAGTCCTTTATCGTTTTTTGCACACTTTAATACTTTTTTTGAATTTAAGAGATAAACTTTTCTTGCGGAACCTTCACCCAATATTTTTAATGTTTTATCTAAATATTCACGTTGATCAACAACAAAATTAAAATCATTAAACTCTTCCCAAGAAAACTTTTGTTTTGTTGAAAGTTGTCTAATTTTTTCTAAGATTAATTTTGTTATTTTATCAGCATTCACTTAAATAAAACCTTGTAATAATTTTTGTAACGATCTAGGTAATTCATCAAAATCTTCAATAAGCATATCAATTTTTTCTTGTTGCCAATAGCCAACTATTTCAGCAATTTCATGCTTTTTAAGCAAATGAACAATATCAGACGCAATATCAGAATCAACTTGATTATTTAAAATAGTGTCAGGTTCTTCCAACAAAATATTATACATATCATCTTCATTTGTCATATCTGCATATTGATAAGCAGATTCTAGCTGTGCAATTAATTGTGATATAATTTCTTCTTTAATATTGTTAATTGCTACTTTTACAAATGGTTTTAAATTTTAACTGAAAATTTCATATTATTTCTATTTAAATAAATCCTAAAGATTATCTAATTTTTCATTTTGCCAATCACTGACAATTTGAACAATTTCATCCTCTGAAAATGTATCAATAATTTCAGTTGCAACATAAGGATCAACGTATTTATCTAAAATAACGTCAGGTTCTTCATTCAAAAGTTCATGGTCGCTATCTTGATTTGTAATGTCTGAATATTTAAAAGCTTCTTCTAGTTCTGCAATTAATTTATTTTTAAATTTTTCTTTAGTATTATTTCTTATTGAAATATTATTAATTAGCGCAGAACG